CTTAGATGGTGACCAAGGACATTTCATTACATCCATAATATGGGTGTATGATCTGAACAGGTCATCATCAAGGATGACAACATCATCACCGACAACGAAGAACTGATGGTCATATTGTCTCTTTAGAAGAAACAATAACAGTAGACCATGAGTCAAGGTAAACATACCAAAACTTGGATATAATCCAAGAGGTTGGCCACGTTTCCATTGAATATCACCCTTCTCAGATTTCCATCTGAGACGAGAGATCTCTTCGATTAACTCGATGTCTTTGATGTCACCAAAGATCGAACGGAGTGCCTCTAACTGTAACCCGAGAGGGAAATAGTCAGTTGCACCAGTAAGATCAATGGAGTGTACAACCTTGCCTTCAGACAAGGATTTCTGGATCCATTGCATTGCCTTGGATTGGTTGAATGTACAGTCCCACGGAAGCCCCTCAACGATGTTATAAATAGCATCGCCAATGGGTTTCAGTGACAACTGATGAATACGGTAAGGAGAAGCGATTGCTCGCAACTTCAGACCGGGTTCTTGTAGGAAGTGAACTTCACCTCCATACAGGTGTTTATCAGGATTGATTTTCAACCTAACTTTTGGACCACGAATTCCACGGGTAACAGGAGCATAAAGCTCATTGTATTTCCATGCGAATTCGTAATTAGACTGACCAGCCGAATATGACATCTCTGCCATAATTTGGTCGGATTGTTTAACTCGATGAGATGAATGCCATGAAGGTGCCCACTTTGTGGGTGAACCTCTATAGGTAAGCAACTCATTGGATCCTCTAGTGACCTTATGAAGAGGAAAACGACTCTTCACAAACTGAGCGAACTCTAGATAGAATGATATATCCAAATTATCATTTTCACTAGTGTTGACACCATCAATAAACTTTTGAAATTGTGACATAGTCACCTTTTCATTAGTAAATAATGATGCAATGTTGAGGCCCTGTAGAACGATATTAAAGCGTTTTATTGCTCTCTTCTCATTCTGTGCAAGGAAACACCATCTCATGATGGAACCGAATACACCATAGGGGAGTCCATGAGAGTTCTTACGAACCCACTCAAACTCCTTCTGTGTGGATAAACCCGCCATCTTGCGGATCATTCCAAGTTTCATAGCTTTGAGCCGTGAAACTGTCCATTCAGTACCGT